ACTGTGTATAGCTCACTAAATATTTACAATCAGCCCATAACACAAGCTGCTACCACAGTTGCAAGCCCTAATGCGGCTTACCAGAGAATGAGTCAGTTCTGGGATTTGATAACAGATTTGAAAGAAGGTACATATAAGATCAGGAGTGAACATAGAAAGTATTTGCCACAGGAAGCAAGAGAAACAGATGATAGCTATGACGTAAGGCTAAGTAGATCAACAGTTGTGCCATATTTGCAGCGTATTGAAAAGATGCTTTCAGGTATGTTGGTCAGGAAGCCAGTAAGACTTGATGATGTATCTGACTTAGTAAGAGAACAGTTGTTTGATGTTGATTTAGAGGGTAACGATTTAAACGTGTGGCTTTATAACACATCAAGGTTAGCAATAAGCTTTGGTCACGTTGGAGTATTAGTAGATGCACCAAAAGAAGGGGACAAGACTAGACCATATTGGGTGACATATACACCAAAAGACATTTTAGGATTTAGGTCTGAGATCATAGATGGCGTAAGGCAACTCACACAGTTGCGTCTATTGGAACAGGTTGTTGAACCAGATGGAAAGTATGGTGACAAGATCATTAAACAGGTCAGAGTATTGGAAAGGGGTAGATATGAGATTCACAGAAAAGATGAAAAGAAGGGCGAATATAAATTGTTTGATGAAGGTGAAATGAGCCTTAAAGACAAGATTCCTTTTGCTATTGCTTATTCAAACAGAGTTGGTTACTACGAAAGCCGCAGTCCTTTGTATGACATTGCAGAACTAAACCTCAAGCATTATCAAATCCAGTCTGACTTAGACAACATTTTGCACATAAGTTCTGTTCCCATGCTTGCAGTCTTTGGCTATCCAAATGCAGATGAAATAACAACAGGCCCTAATGAGGCACTATCATTGCCACCAGAATCCAGAATGGAATATATATCTCCATCAGGTGATAGTTATGACAGCCAGTTCACAAGACTGAAAGATATTGCAGAACAAATCAATACATTATCACTAGCCGCAGTACTTGGACAGAAGTTGGTAGGAGAGTCAGCAGAGGCCAAGAGAATAGATAGATCGCAGAATGACAGCACAATGATGGTAATTGCACAGCAGATGCAAGATTTGATTGATAACTGCCTTAAGTTTCACAGCGAATATCTTAATGAACCTAATGCTGGTAGTAGCTTTGTGAATAGAGACTTTGTAAGTGCAAGACTAGAACCACAGGAGATAACATCATTGCTCACATTGTTTACTGCTGGAACTATTACTCAGGAAACATTGCTAAATCAGCTATCTGCTGGTGAGGTTTTAGGTGATGACTTTGACGTAGAGGAAGAGATTGAAGGCACACAGCAGGGAGGTTTAACAGAAGTAGAGCCACCAGAAGAACCTGACCCAGAGCCAGAGGAGGAACAAGAGGAAGAATGATAAATGAGTATTCCAGAGGTATTTTTTAGGGAAACTATTGATATAAATAGATACAGTAATGCTGTATCACTTGATTTAGTTAGAACTTACAATGACGTTATTTTACTTGCAGCAAGAAAGCTCAATGCAATAAATATCAGACAGGCAAAGGCTGGAGAAGGTGTAGTTATTGCACCACAGACTAAGAAAAGACTGAGGGCAATCATAGCTCAATCAAAAAGTAGTTTGGATAAATGGTCTAAGACTTCAACAAAAAAGATGATAAAAGAGATAGAAGGTTTGGCAAAGGTACAGGCTGGATTTATTGAAGGCGAACTAAAAAAAGCTGTAAAATCAGGAAATATTCCCATCAATTCAGTAGCAATAAGCCCAAAATATGCAGAATCATTTGTCACAACAGATCCTACAAAGGTAAACATATTCACAAGCAAGCAATTTACAGAAGATGATTTTAAAAAGTTTGGATCTGGTAAGTTTGAACTTACTGCAAGGCAAGGTGCAATGCAGACTTTACCTAATGGCGAAACAGTAGAGAAAGCATTTAGAGGAATAGCAACAAGACAACAGGAGGGTTTGGCTAGGACTATCAGACAGGGTGTATTCAGTGGAGAGTCAACACAGCAGATAGCAAGTCGAATGATAGGGAGACTGGAGTTTGGACAGAAGGGCAGTGTCAGACAGATAGCACAAGCTGGTGGTGAAATGACAAAATTAGCTAATCATCAAATACAAACCATTGTCAGAACATCTGTAAACCAAGTACAAAACCAAGCATCACAGGCTGTTTATGCAGCTAACAGTAAAGTTGCACCTAAATATGAATATGTTGCAACGCTTGATTCAAGAACCAGTCCAATATGTAAAAGGCTTGATGGTAGAAAGTTTGAATACAACAAAGGCCCAACACCACCACAGCATTTCAACTGCCGATCTACTACTGTTCCTGTTGTTGATTATGCAGGGTTGAAAAAACAAAAAGGATTTGAGGATCTAACACCGCCACCCAAAGGCAAAGTTGTAACCCGACCCACAGGAGAGGGGACTGGTAGAGTACCACAAGACACTCAATATGGTGACTGGCTTTTGGGGCAAGATAAGAAACTAAAGGTCAAGACTTTAGGTAATGAACAGAAGGTAAGATATTTTGAACGCTTGGCAAAGAAGGAAGGGTCAGGACAAAAGGCTATAAGAAAGATGATAAGAGAAGATGGAAGCGAGAGAAGTTTAAAGGACTTGAAAAGATTGTATGGCAAGCCCAGTGATATAACAATCAAGATACCAAAGCCTAAGCCTGTAACTAAGCCAACTATCACTAACCAAGATAAGCTTGAGCAAACACTTAAAGATGCTAGGGCTGCTGAAAGAAAAGCAAAGGCAGAACTCAAGGCAATAAAAGCAAAAGACCCACTACAGCCAAACATTGCACAACTACAAGGAATAAATAAAAACAATAAGATACAGCCGAAAGATGTTAATGATGCTTTCAATATGATGGACGATATGGAAGGATTAGCAGGGGCTAACGCTAAAAAGCTAAGACAATTTACAGAACAAAGAGAATGTTTTTGCTCTTGGACAAGTGGTGCAGAAATTAAAGGTAGAACTTACGACATTGTTAATGAAAAAACAAAATATTTGAAAGAAAATGCACAATTTAGAAAAAGTTTACAAATGGCAAAAGATAGAGGTATTAAAAATGTTAAAGATAATGCACCAGCCTTTGACCCTATCACTAGGGAATTAAACAGAAACAATATTGAAAGAACAAAAGTAGGTCTTAGTCATATAACTGAAATTTTAGATGATGGACTTGGTTCAAGCTCTGCATGGGGACATGGCAAGTTTAGAGTCTATGCAACAACAGGAAGGACAGATGCGTATGGGTTTACCTTTCAAGGTGCAAATCACATCTGTATGAAATCAAAGCCATATTATAGAAAGTTAAAAGATTTAAAAAAGATTAAAGAAAAAGTTAAAGAATCAGTTGAATTAGCAGCCAAAGGAACACCACAAAGAACAGCAGATCAAGGACTATACAGACTTGGATATACAAAAGCAGAACTAAAAAAAAGCTTTTTAGATCGTAAGTCAACAGTTCTTGCTGAAGATGCTTGGCTCACAACTTATGTACATGAAATGGGCCATCAAATTCATTATGTTGCTGGCAGACCAGCTATGGCTGGCACTCAATGGATTCCAAGCAGATATGGTGGAAGCAATTATATGGAGCAATTTGCAGAAACATTTGTGCAATATATATTTGATCCTGTATCATTAAAGAAAGTATCACCTGATGCTTACAAATGGGTTGATGATACTGTTGCCGCAGCATTGAAAGCCCCTATTTGATTATGAGTTACGACAGAGTAATTGAACTTATAAAAGAATTTCCTAAGAACAAAGATGTTCCTAGACTTATTAGGCTGGAATTAAATAAAGCAAAAGGATTAGAAAAAGTTGATATAAAAAGAGCTACAGAGGCATTGTTAGTTGCTGCAAATGATGATAAAGATTTTAAGCTTATACAAAAACACTTATCCTGATGCCACTTAAAAAAGGCAAATCACAAAAGACTATTTCTGGCAACATTCGTTTGCTGATGAAAGAGGGCAAGACATTAAAACAAGCTCAAGCAATAGCTTTATCAACTGCTAA